AGCTCCCTCGTCGGCGGACGAACTAGGGAGCTATTTTTTTATTTATTACAGGAATATAATTGCACAAAATATACATATTTTCCATAACTTTGCAGCGACAAAGGATCACACAAATGGAATATAGCGTAGAAGAACTAAAAAGTGCATTAATAGAGAAATGCGAGAGTGAAGGTATCCTGTATGCAACGGTTGCAATGGACCGTCGTACTAAAGAAATGATTCTTCCTGATACTTTACAAGGAGCTCTGAAACATCCGGAATTCTTCGTATGTACCTGCAAGAAAGTAAAAGACCAATATGTAGTGGAGGAGATTACTGAAGTGTAA